CTACCGGGATGTGCTGTACTTTACAGCCCAGGTGCTGGGCGGCTTCTTCTGCATCAACCGGGAGGGGAAGCTGGAGTTTCGCCAGTATGGGAACACGCCGGTGATGGAGATTTTGCAGAAGCACCGGTTCTCCAGCAGCTTCTCTGATTTTGTCACCAGATACACGGCAGTCAGTTCCACCAACCTGCGGACGCAGACGGCTGAGTATTATGCCCTGGAAGAAGATGACGGACTTACCATGAATCTGGGCATCAATCCCCTGCTCCAGTTCGGTTTGGAGGAAACCAGAGCGGAACTGTGCCGGAACATCCTCACAGCCTTGGCTGTGGTGAATTACGTTCCCTTTGATTCGGATACGATTGGAAATCCGGCTCTGGATCTGGGGGATGTGCTGACCTTTTCCGGTGGGCAGGCAGACAGCCAGCAGATTACCTGCGTGACGTCTTTTACCGTGAAGATTGGCGGGCGGCAGAGCCTGAAATGCGTGGGAAAGAATCCAAGGCTGTCTCAGGCGAAGTCCAAGAATGACAAGAACATCTCCGGCCTCTTAAACCAGATTGAAGCGGGAAAGATTGGCATCCACACCTTTACCAATGCCTCTGCCTACACACTTGGAGAGACAAATGTGCGGATTATCAGCATTGAGTTCGCTTCCAAAGAGGAAAACCACGCACAGTTCTTCGGGCAGGTGGTGGTGGATGTGGTGGCTGATACGGTGGAAAGAACGGCGAATGCCAATGGCACGATAGTGGTGCCATTTCCTGCAACGGCGGCAGACAGTGGCACAGATACAAACGCAGATTCCACGGAGGGAGGGGCTGCGGAGGACAGCACAGAGGTTTCCGTGGATGTCAGTCTTCCGGTCACCTGGACGGAGGACGGGAAGGTAATCTGCTATGTCACCTTTGAACTGAATGATGCGGAGATTCTGCTGCATCGTCCGGTGGAGACCTGGCACAGTGGGAAGCATATCCTGTCCCTGTATTACCCGATTGAGAACGTGGTGCCTAACATCACGAATACCTTCAATGTGTATCTGCGGATGGAGAATGGCTCCGGCACGGTGGGTATCGGTGACTGCATCGCTTCCATTAGTGGTCAGGCAATGGCGGCTGCGGCTGCATGGGATGGGAAGATTACCATTGAAGAAAGTGCAGGCCTGTTTGCGATTGGCGGCGGCCTGCAGGTGAAGAACTATGCGGATGTGATGGCAATGGAGACAATGGAACTGGTACAGAGAATCTATTCTGATACGATTACAGGCAGGACATCGATTGGCGCGTTTTGTCGTCCGGTGACGCTTGCATAGAGGGAGGAATGACGATGGTTTTAAAAGGTGTAATGACGATTGAACTGACGGATGAAACCACGGGAGCCGTGGAGACCGTCACGGAAGAAAACATGATCACGGAATCCGTGAATAATATCTTGGGGCTGAATCCTATGGGGATTTTTTATGCCGCTACCGGGCAGTATGACACGGCATTGGTATGGAACGACAGCCTGCTTCCTATCTGTCCCAATATGATCGGCGGCATCCTGCTGTTTTCCAAGGCACTGACGGAGGATGCCGCAAATATTTATGAGATGTCGGATAACCTGCCGGTAGCGTATGCGTCCAACGATGTGAATTCCACATCCAATACCGCCAGAGGCAGTCTGAATCTGACGGAGAGCATGGCCTTGAGCGATGGCTATAAGTTTGTCTGGGAGTTTACGCCGAGCCAGGGGAATGGCACCATTGCGGCGGTGGCCCTGACCAGTGCCCTGGGCGGACAGAATGCCTATGGCAGTCTGGCAGCAGATGCCAGCGCCTTCCTTCAGCTGAAAGTGGCAGATATCGGGAGCCTTTCGGAGGCCAATAAAATGGTGCTTTTTGAGGCGGCGGAGATGGATTTTGAGAAGGACCTGCTCTATTCTATCACCTATGAGAATGCCAGTGTGCGTATCCGGAAACTGCGTATCCCCATTTTTTCAATCGGGCTGAATGAGAAGCTGGATGACTCCACCTTTACGGTCCTGGATGATCAGGCTTTGAATACGGCGACTTTTGAGTTTCTGGGAGATTATACGAAGTATGGGGAGTTCATGGACGGGAAGGACGGATACTGGTACGGCTTTTCCAATGAGGGGAATTCTTCCGGAGATGCCACCATGCTCTGGGTGAAGATTTCCAAGACAGACTACTCGTTTACAGAGGGCCAGTGGACGCTGTCTAACGCCTATCTGATGGATGTGGGGAACCGGGAACTTGGTTCCTTCCCGGAGCGGTATGTGAAATGCTGTGTCCGGAATGGATATCTGTATGTGCCGGCCTATAACAAGAAAGGGATTTACAAGATCAATCTGGAGAATTCCACGGATGTAACTTTGGTCGAGTTTGGGTTCACTTCTAAATGGAAGCCCCTTTGTGAGGCTGGCACCTGTGAGCTGTATATGACGCTGATTGGTGACCTGATCGTGGGCGGGGATTTCCAGATCACGGCGGATGATACGGTGATCCAGACACAGGGAAGCGCAAGGCTGAATGATGCAGCTACTCCACTGTTCCAGTACAAGAATTTCCTGATCGGCTGGGGCGGCAGCTATGGCAATGAATACCGGACGGCCTATCTCCTGACACCTTACCTGGCATCTATCAACAACCTCTCGTCAGCGGTGGTGAAAACCGTGGATAAGACCATGAAGATCACCTACACGCTGACGGAGGCATAAGTGGGGATTAGCGGGATTTCTTAGATGGGGAATTGTATCCGGGATTGGGCTCAGCTACATGGGAAAGTTTACGGGAGTCTTCATGAAGGTCTTTCTGGAGTCTGCAGATGGCGGCAGACTTGGCAGCCAGTTCCTTTTCCATCTCGGCTCTCTGCTGGTCTGCCAGTTCCTCTGCCGTCATGGGACGGATATGCAGGGAGCCTTCCCCGTACTCCACCACGATGGTGCTGCCAATGGAAAAGCCCAGTTCCTCCAGCCATCGGCCTTCCATCTGGATCTTCGGCATCTGGGTGTAGGAGCCGCCGATACTTCGGCTCTTGTATACGACTTTGATGTTTTTCTGCTTCATGCGATTACCTCCTGTTTGATTTTGTGATTGTATTTATCACTCTGTCCGGCAGGAATAGCAAGATAAATCTGTGTCATAAACTGCACAAATCTCTGGCGGCAGGCTTGTGTACTAAGACACTTTATATAGAAACCTACAGTCGGCGCTCTTATGGGGCGTCCTTTTTATTTCAGGAAAGCGAGGGATTTCGTTATGAAAGAATTCTGGAACATGATCCAGCTGGTCTTTACGGCTATGGGCGGATGGCTTGGGTACTTCCTTGGGGGATGTGACGGCCTGCTCATCGCCCTGGTGCTGTTTGCGGTGGTGGATTATCTTACAGGCATTATGTGTGCCGTGGCGGACAAGAAGCTGTCCAGCCATGTGGGATTTAAGGGAATTTGCAGGAAGGTGCTGATCTTCCTTCTGGTTGGCATCGCCAACATCATTGATGTGCAGGTCATTGGAACGGGAAGTGTGATCCGGACAGCGGTGATCTTCTTCTATCTGTCTAATGAGGGTGTAAGCATTCTGGAGAACGCAGCCCATCTGGGACTGCCGATTCCGGAAACCTTGAAGGCTGCCCTGGCTCAGATCCATGACAGGACTTCGGATACCGATGGAAAGGTAGGTGACGAATAATGGCATTTACAAATAGTTCTATGGTGGCATATAAAAAGCTCAGTCCGAATCATTCTGGGCAGAGGACGCACGGTATTGACCGCATCACGCCTCACTGCGTGGTGGGCCAGTGTACGGTAGAGGGACTTGGAGACTGGTTTGCCAAATCCTCCACAAAAGCATCCAGTAATTACGGCATCGACAAGGACGGACGTGTCGGCCTGTACGTGGAAGAGAAGAACCGCTCCTGGTGTACTTCCAGTAATGCCAATGACCAGAGGGCGATCACAATCGAGTGCGCTTCCGATACCACAGAGCCGTATGCTTTCAGGGATGTGGTGTATCAGACGCTGATCAAGCTCTGCATCGACATCTGCAAACGTAACGGCAAGAACAAGCTGATCTGGTTCGGGGATAAGGACAAGACGCTGAATTATTCGCCGAAGAGCGGCGAGATGATCCTGACGGTTCACAGGTGGTTTGCGAATAAGTCCTGTCCGGGCAACTGGATGTACGCAAGGATGGGAGATCTGGCAGAGAAGGTGACGAAGGAACTGCAGGGATCCGCTGATTCCGGTGGCGGTTCGACTGCAAAGGGAACGCAGGCTTCGGTTCTGAAGGACCTGTCTGAGGCGGATGCGATCAAGAAGGTTGGTGCACTGTTCACTGCGGATCAGAAAAAGAGCGGCATTCTGGCATCGGTATCGCTGGCTCAGTTTATTCTGGAGTCCGGGTATGGAAAGAGTGAGCTGGCTCAGAACGCCAACAACATCTTCGGGATGAAGTGCAGTCTGTCCGGGAATACATGGAGTGGATCCAGCTGGGACGGCAAGAGCAAATACACGAAGAAGACGCAGGAACAGAATCCTGACGGCAGCATGGTCACGATCACGGCGGACTTCCGGAAATATCCCTGCATTGAGGATTCCATTGCTGACCATTCCGCTTACCTGCTTGGAGCGAAGAACGGCAGCAAGCTGAGATATGATGGGCTGAAGGGATGCACGGACTATAAGAAGGTTGTGCAGATCATCAAGGATGGCGGTTATGCCACAAGCCTGATGTATGTGGAGAAGCTGATCTCTATCATTGAGAGGTGGAACTTGACGCAGTATGATGCTAAGGACTCCGGTGGTGAGGTGATCCGCTGGTACCGGGTGAGGAAGTCCTGGGCCGATGCAAAGAGCCAGAAGGGAGCCTATAAGATCCTGGATAATGCGAAGAAGTGCGCGGATCAGAATCCGGGGTATAAGGTGTTCGATGCGGATGGCAAGGTTATGTATGAGCCGAAGGCAGCGGAGCCTGCGGTAAAGGTGCCGTTCCTGGTGAAGGTCAGTATTTCGGATCTGAACATCAGAAAAGGACCGGGGACCGATTATGACAGGGTTCAGTTTATTCCGATCGGTGTGTACACGATCATGGAGGTACGGAGCGGTAAAGGCAGCTCTGCCGGATGGGGCAGGCTGAAGAGCGGTATAGGATGGATATCGTTGGACTTTGTCCGGAGGATTTAAGAATGACGGCTGGTGGAGATTGAGTTCTCTGCTGGCCGTTTATTTTTTTGTTCAAAAATCGGAATGGCAAGTGTTCAGGGAACTTTAAGAAGTAGCAAAGACGAAGGAGGTTCCCTTATGACGTTAGAAGAAATGAAAGCCGTGGATGTAAGAACGGTCAGCAGGGATGAGCTGGTTGATATCCATGATGTGCATATCGACAGAACGCTGCCTAAGATAGAGAGAATAAAGGATTTTATCCGGCAGATTAAGAATCCGTATGTGTTTAAGTGCGGGAATGTTGTAGTAAAGATGGAGTTTGCTGACACAGACCTGACGCTGGAGGATTGTATGGAGCATTACCTGAGGAACAGGTAGAAGTGGTCATATTTTTTATGTCGTGGAATTCGCTGAACAGGAGTGATACGATAGGCTCAGGTCGAAACAAAATATCACTAAGCTGAAAAGCCTGATGGTTGGATTTCTGACTGAGCAAGATCAGTCGAAAGGAGCTATCAGGCTATGAGTGTTTTATCGAAAGAATATAACGCGTGTATCTATGCGCGACTGTCGCGAGATGACGGCGATAAGCTGGAAAGCGACAGCATTATTAATCAGAAAGCCCTGATAAGGGACTTCATATCTAAGCATCCGGAGATCCATGTAGTTTCGGAGAAGACCGATGATGGATACTCCGGTGTCAATTTTGACCGACCGGCATTCCAGGAGATGATGGAGGACATCCGTTCCGGGAAGATTAACTGCGTGGTGGTCAAAGACTTATCCCGATTTGGAAGAAACTACATTGAGGCTGGTAACTACATTGAGCGTGTATTCCCCTTCATGGGTGTTCGTTTCATTGCTATCAATGACAGCTATGACAGCCTTGATCGGAACCAATCCGATTCACTGATTATTCCCTTTAAGAATCTGATCAACGATGCCTACTGCAAGGATATTTCTGTGAAGATCCGCAGCCAGTTGGAAATTAAGAGGAAGAAGGGGCAGTTTATCGGAGCTTTTGCTGTGTATGGATATCTGAAGGATCCAGAAGATCACAACAAGCTGATCCCTGATACATATGCATCTGAGGTTGTGAGAGCAATCTATAAGTGGAAGCTGGAAGGCATGAGCCAGGGACGGATTGCGGAAAAGCTAAACCTGCAGGGTGTGCTTTGTCCTATGGAATATAAGCTGTCTATGGGCATCAAAGTCCAGACGAACTTTAAGGTGCGAAAGCAGGCATTGTGGTCTCCGAGATCGGTGACGCGGATACTGACAAACGAGATATATACCGGTGCTTTGATACAGGGTAAAACCAGTACGCCTAATTATAAGGTGAAGAAGATTGTTGCGAAGGATGAGGCGGAGTGGATTCGGGTTGAGGATGCGCATGAGGCGATCATTGACCGAAGAACATTTGATGATGTGCAGCGGATTCTTCAAAAGGATATTCGTTCTGCTCCGGATGAAGAAGTGGTGTATCCGTTTTCGGGATACCTGAAATGCGGTGATTGTGGTCAAAACATGGTGAGGAAGACTTATACCGCAGGGGATAAGCGTTACACCTATTACATCTGCTCTACAAGGAAAGCGGGAAAAGGCTGCAGCACTCATCAGATTACAGGTGATGAATTGCAGGATGCGGTGCTTCAGGGAATACGCAGCAGAGTGGACAGTGTTATTGAGATGGAAGAACTACTGAAGATCATTGAGTCCCTGCCGGAGACACAGAGAAATGTTTTCAACTATGATGCTCAGATTGTGAAGCTGAAGGAGGATATCGAGAGGAACCGCAGCTTCAAGATGAAACTGTATGAAAACCTGCAGGAAGGCATGATCGGCCAGGAAGAATACTTCCTTTTCAAGAAAAGCTACGAAGCAAAGATTCAGTCTGCGGAGGCAGCAATAAGAGCTGTTGAGCAGGAACGGCAGCAGGCAATTGAACATAACCGTGAAAGCTATGCCTGGATTGATGTCTTTAAGAAGTATCAGAACATTACAAGCATTGAGCGCAAGACCATCGTGGAACTGATCGAGGAAGTCATAGTCCATGAGGACAAGAAGATAAGTATCCGCTTCAGATATGGTGATCAGTATACAAAACTGGCGGAGCTGCTGGGCAATTACTCCGATATGGCAGCAGAATAGGAGGCAATCAATGGCAAGAAAAAGCAGAAAAAATGTCAATCAGAAGGTAGATACAACGATCGTGACAGCCTCTTATACCATGACCGGAATCTATGTGAGGCTGTCTATTGAAAATAGTGGTAAAGATGACGACGGGGATTCTATAGATAATCAGATAAGCATCTGCAAAGAATATTTGGAAGAGCATCCGGATAACGGCAAGAAGGGTACCAACTTTGACAGGCCTGAGTTCAAACGACTGATGGACGATGTACGTGCTGGAAAGGTGAAGTGCGTTCTGGTGAAAGATCTGTCGAGATTTGGGCGTGACTATATCGAGACAGGTGAATATCTGGAAAAGATATTTCCGTTCCTTGGCATTCGGTTTATTTCCATCACGGACGGCTATGACAGCCTGACTGCCGGTGATGCGGAAGATGCACTGATGATACCGTTGAAGAATATGATTAACGATGTGTATGCAAAAGATATTTCCAGAAAGATCATTACCAGCTTCAGAGCAAGACAGGAGAAGGGAGAGTATCTTCCGGCATTTCCTCCGTATGGGTATGTGAAATCTAAGACCAGAGCATACAGATATGAGGTGGATGAAGCGGTTGCTCCGTATGTGAAAATGATCTTTGAGTGGAAGGCAGCAGGCGTGTCTCATAGCGAAATTTGCAAGCGGCTGAACGATATGGGGGCTGTTACGCCGGCAAAGCGAAAGGTGGAGCTGGGTATATGGCATGCAGAAAAGTATAAGCACACAATCTGGCACGGTAGAACTATCATCGATATTTTGAAGAATGCCACCTATACCGGAACACTGGTATACGGGAAGATGCCGAAATCTTTATATCAGGGGATAAAGTGTCACAGGGCAAAGCCGGATGAATGGAGATGCATCCCTGATGCCCATGAGGCCATTGTTAGCCAGGAACTGTTTGATAAGGTTCAAGCGATCTTTGAGGAACGATCTGAGCGGATGCAGAAGAAGTGGGCAGAATCCAAGCAGGTAAGGGACAATATTGTGAATCTGTTTGTAAAGAGAATCTACTGTGGGGACTGCGGGAAACGGATGCGTTTCGTGAAGGGAAACAACGCCTTAAAAGATAAGAATTTCTACTACACGAACTACGTTTGCGGAGGTTACTTAGACAGCGGGTACCGGAACTGCAGCAGACATGGAATCCGGTATCAGGATGTGGTGGATGCTGTATTTGCCGCAATGCAGGTACAGATGGAGTGCGCACTTAATCAGGAGAAGATGTTGCAGAAGCTTCGTGGAACGGCAAAAGAGCGTAGCCTGATCGATCAGTATGTTGCGAGGGTCAATTATCTGACGCAGGAGCTGAAGAAGATCAATTCACGCAGGGAGGGATTGTTTGAGAGCTTTGCAGAAGGAATACTGGATGAGGCAGATTACCAGTACGCAAAGAAATCCTATGATGAAGGATATGATCGTCTGGAAAAACAGCTTTCAGAAGCGAAGCAGAGGAAGAAGGAGCTGGATGGTGTGCTGACAGCGAATAATGAATGGCTTCAGGCTATGCACGAGGTCCAGGGAGCCTCAGAGCTGGATCAGGGCTTGGTTAATGCTCTTGTTAAGAAGGTTTTGGTTTATGAGGATAACCGTGTCGAAGTAGAGTTCAAGTACAAAGAACAGAAAGAAGTATTCGACCGGATATTCATGGAACTGAAGAAGGGAGCTGTTCAGAATGGGTAAATGGGTGATAGGGAAATACATCCGGTTATCTCAGGCTGATCGGGATCTGATGGTGAAGGAAAACAAGGCTGAAAGTGAGAGCATTTCACACCAGAAAGCTTTGATCCAGAATTTTATCAGTGGTGATCCTGAGCTTGCTGAATGTGAACAATATGAGTTTTTCGATGATGGATACAGTGGCACTAATTTCGAGCGGCCTTCCTTTGAGCGACTGTTGGAAAAGATCAAGAACGGTGCCATCAACTGTGTCATAGTGAAAGACTTTTCCAGATTCGGACGTGATTATATTGAGCTGGGTGACTACTTGGAACGGATTTTTCCGTTCCTGGGAGTTCGCTTCATTTCCATCAATGATCATTACGACAGTCAGGACTACAAGGGAACTACCGGCGGTCTTGATGTTGTCATGAAGAATATCGTTTATGATTATTACAGCAAGGATTTGTCTGTTAAGGTCACGACGGCGAAACGCGCTAAAATGAAGCGCGGTGAATACATCGGCGGTCATGTGCCGTATGGGTTGAAAAAGGATCCGGACGATTATCATAAGTTGGCAGTGGATCCGGAGGCAGCTGCAGTTGTCAGAGAAATCTTTGAGGCTGCGATTGACGGGATGCGCATTTCTGATATAGCCAGAATGCTAAATGAAAAAGGATATGAGACTCCGGCACGTTACTTTCAGCGGAAGCATCCGGAGAAAAAGAAATTTGAGAATACCTCAGAGCTTGCGTGCTGGAATCACAATTCCGTCAGACGGATACTGAAGCAGGAAATGTATTATGGTGCCGTTGTTGGTCACAAACGTGAGGGCATTGGTGTTGGATGGAAGCATTCTGTAGCAGTACCAAAGGAAGAGCAGGTTATTGTTGAGAATAAGCATCCGGGGATCATAACGAAAGAAGAGTTTATCAAGGCTCAGAAAATATTCCGGGAAAAGCGGCCGACAAAGCGTGTGACAGAAAAGGATTATCCTCTATGGAGAAAAGTCAAGTGTGGCACCTGCGGAAGGGCAATGCCTTTTAAGGATAGGATTATTCGGGGAAGACCTTACAGATATTTTGCCTGTCCTCATGCTCAGGTGCAGGTTGAGGAGAACGGCTGCAGTAAGGAATACATCCGGGAGGATGTTCTGAACGATGTTGTCTGGGAATCTATCAAAACATTGCTGGCAGCAGCTGATGGGGTGAAGGAACAGGTGAAGCAGAAACAAAAGGAAGCCGATCAGAATAATACCAAGCTTGTAAAGAAGCTGGCAAAGCTGCAAAAGGACAGGGAGAAGTGCGATGCGGAAAGGTTTGCGAATGTGGACCAGTTTATGGCCGGCACATTAGATAAAGAGGTATATCAGAGCAGGCGTGCTGATCTGACGCGGAAGGCGGATCGGCTGGAATCAGAGATTGCGGAGCTGGAAGCAAAGTATCATGAAGCTGAGGTGATACAGGATGACGGAGTGCAGAGTGCTTTGGAGACGCTGGACAAGTTCTCTGACGCAACAGAACTGGACCAGGATATTGTCGGGGCACTGATCGAAAAGGTTCTGGTCTATGATCTGAGGCATGTGGAGATACGTTGGAAATTCTCAGATGAAGTTTTGAAGCTGCTGCAGGGATGAATACGGAGTCGGTTGGAGAGATCTGACCGGCTCTTTTTACGTAATAGTTCATATTCCTGCTGTTCAAATTGCTCATTCTATGATATTATGAAAATCTGAAATTAGCTATTGACATACAAACCGAACCGTGGTATTTTATAATATTCCAATTTAAGATTGGAAAGGGCAACGTAGCATACCAATATTATTTTTGGAGCTGAGCTCTGGGAAGGAGGTAGTGCTATGAACTTTGTTGTCACCATTGACTGGAAGTTTGTCGTTGCCCTTGGCGCGGCTACGGTCGGTACCATTTTCGCAGTGAAGATGGATGCCAGTGCAGCCGAGCGAGTATCAACCCATGTGGCTGATGCTTGTAAGGAGTATGCGTTCGCTGTGAACAGCGAGCGCTAGCTCCAATATAGGATGGACTGGGCATATAATCTTCGGGTTGTATGCCTATTTTATTAGGGGGATTAATATGGTAGTTCCTAAAGTGGCGGTTTGCCCAATCTGTGGGAAAAAAACATACATGAGAATCGAAGATGGAGGGTATCTGAAGGAATATCCAGTCCGCTTCAATTGCATTAATTGTCGTGCTCTCATTAAGGGGACTTATAACATCTCTCTGCCTGGGCAAAAGGGATTAATCCTTTACAATGCAAAAGTGGAAGAGTGTGATGTAGATGCTAATTCTGAGAGAATATTAAACGCTGATTACGTTGTAGAGATATCTGGTGAACTTCCTTGTGCAAAGGTGAAAGCCTTTGACGGCAAGATTATAAAGACAACACCATTCATAAACGCGACAGATAAGATTGATATGATGGATCGTATCAACAGGCTTTCTTATTTCGTCAAAAACATGGAAGAATGGAAAGCGTGGAGAAGTATCGCCTTTCAATTGTTAAATGAAGGAAGTACTGATTATGTGCCGGAAGCCTTAAAGCATATGATGGGTGAGTATTCATATAAATGTGATAATTATCTTAAGGCTCTTCATTGTTTGCAGGAAGTAGTTCAAGAAGAGACAAAGCACCTTTTTTACCCGGAAAGTGAAGACGATATTATTGCAGGATTGATTGCTGATCTTGCAGTAATTGATAGGGATAAGCTGCATCAATTTGTTGATGATAAGGGCGGCACGGATACCTTAGTTTCTGATTACAGGAAAGTGATAGAAATCTTTTCGACTTTTATGAATATATATCCGAATATTCTACCTGCAGAGACATATATGCGTTACAAGACCCCTGAACCTTTATTAGGAATTGCTACTTGCTCTTTCGAGGACCTTAAGTCCTTTTATCAAGATGCGTATGAATCTTTGCTATCGCTATTATATATACCGGTTTGCATGGATAATATACTGATGAGGTCGGATTACACAAGTTTTGACAGCGCTATTACAGGCTTTGTGAATGATCCTGGGTTTAGAGGTGCACGAGGATCTGATTATGCAAAATATGTAGGGATGGATAACGGAAAAAAAGCCGACCTGATAAATAACGCTGAACCGATTCAAAAGACCTTGAGAATACCGGTAAACAAGGATTTGAGAAATGGTATAGGCCACAATAATTACAAATACGATGGACTGACACAGACTATAACAACCTTTGATTATCGGAGAAGGAATAGGATAAAGATGCAGACAAGCTTGATGGATGTAGCTCTAGATTGCTTGGGACTTGCCAGAGCAGCTGTAGTTTTTGGAGAAATACTCCTCTTTATCCTACGACAGGAATTACGTGCCGATAATATGCACAGTGCGATACATCCGAGGTTTTATAAGAAAGTCGGACAAAACGATAGATGCCCTTGCGGAAGCGGATTGAAGTATAAAAAATGCTGTAGGAACGATATAGGTGAGATGAAGCCGATTAAATAATTGTGGTTTTTCAGCCATCGAAAATATGGCTGAAAAAACCTTTAGACCTATGTTGACATACGCTGACGAATGTCACAGATCCATCTATGGCAAGTGGAAGGCGGTGCTGGATTACTTCTCTGAAGCAAAGGTAATGGGACTTACCGCGACACCAACACCGGAAGCGTATGCGTATTTTGATAACAACATCATCGAGGAATATACCTATGATAAATCTGTTGTTGATGGCGTAAACGTTCCGTCACGTGTTTATCGTATAGCTACGGAGATCACGGAGCATGGCGGAGCGATAAAGTCAGGCACAAAGGTTACAGAGACAGCACGAAGAAGCGGACAGACTACAGCTCATGTGGCTCCGCAGCGGGTTGATTACGATAATATGCAGTTGGATCGGTCTGTTGTAAACAGAGACCAGATCCGTAAGGTGCTGCTGGCATATAAGAAGGCAATTTATGAGGAACTGTATCCGGAGCGTGAGAAAAGTTGGACATATGTTCAGATCGG